GCTGGTTCTCTAGTAGTATCAGCAGGAATTGATACAGTACAGATAAAAGGTACAGCGTAAATGGGAATTGTTAATCGCTCCGAAGATGATGTAGTAGTAGATTCTTCGCTACCCTCTGATGCCTTATCGAGTAAACAATTTGCGACTATTGTGGATGTTCTTAGTGAAGGTGAAATAGAAGGTTTCCCTTCAGCAGCAGCTTTTACAAAAGGCACAGCTAACTACAATACAGCAGCATTAAAAGATGTATTTTTAGGAAAAACTCCAGTTTTAAGAGCTAGTGCCGATCCAACAAATACTCAGGCTACCGATTTTAATTTCCAAGACGTAGAGTTTGAACCTAGATTTGGTACGTCAAATCAAACATTTATTTCTGGTATTGCCAATATTGAATCTGAAACTAATGTCGGATCAAAAGTAGAAAATGGAACTCCAATATCAAGACAAATAACTAACTCCAATATCAATGCTATTAGAGTCACTCTTCGTTTTAATGGTTTACAAACATTTGAAACTAACGGAGATGTTAATGGTGCATCCGTAGAGCTAACAATAAAAATTATTCAAAATAATGGAACGACAAGTACTCCAATATCTGACACAGTTACAGGAAGAACTTCTTCTGCTTATAACAGAGATTATCGGATTGATTTACCCAGTAGTCTTAATTATCCAATAACAGTTCAAGTAACAAGAGTAACTGCTGATGCTACTGACCCCAATAGATTAAGAGATGAATTTTTCTTTCAATCTTTTACTGAAATTATTGATGAGCAAAGACCATATCCTGATATTGCTCATTTAGCTTTAAGGTTTGACTCTGAACAGTTTTCATCTGTTCCTAGACGAATGTATAAAGTTCGTGGTGTAAAAATAAAAATACCTCATAACGGACAAGTAGATGCAACAACTGGAAGGATAGTTTACACAGGAACATTCAATGGAACGCTTACTACGTCTAAAGTTTGGTGTTCTGATCCAGCTTGGATTTTATTCGATCTTTTAACAAATGTTAGGTATGGATTAGGAGATCATATTACTGAAGCTCAACTTGATAAATATGCTTTTTATAGTGCCTCTGTTTATTGTTCAGAGTTAGTAGATGATGGTGCAGGAGGACAAGAACCTAGATTTAGTTGCAATACTATTTTGCAAGCAAGATCGGATGCTTATGAAGTTGTAAATTCTCTTACTTCTGTGATGAGATCAATAAGTTTTTGGACTGCTGGTTCTCTTACGATTTCACAGGATAGACCTACAGATCCTAGCTATTTGTTCAATCTTTCAAATGTAACATCAACAGGATTTGGATATTCTGGTACAAGTCTTAAAACAAGAGCAACAGTAGTTTCCGTATCATATTTTGACATGGATAACCAAGAATTAGACTTTGAAACTGTAGAAGATGCTTCTGCAAAAGCTAAATATGGTGTTTTACATAAAAAAATTACAGGATTTGGCTGTAGTTCTAGAGGTCAAGCTGCAAGATTGGGTAGATTTTTATTATTTGAGGAACAAAATTCTACTGAAACTATTAATTTTACTACTGGTTTATCAGAAGGAGTTGTTGTAAGACCAGGGCAAGTTATCGAAGTAAGCGATCCAGTGAGGGCAGGACTAAGAAGAGGAGGAAGAATAAAGTCAGCAACAACGACAACTGTAACTGTAGATAATACAGAAGATACAGATTTAGACGCTACAAACAATCCAACACTTAGCGTTATCTTATCCGATGGATCGGTAGAGACTAAACCTGTTAGTGGTATTTCGGGTGCTGTTATTACAGTATCTTCTGCCTTTTCTTCTGCTCCAAATGCAAATAGTGTTTGGATCTTAAGTAATACCACTTTGCAAACTACTCAGTGGAGAGTAGTCAGTGTAACTGAAGATAAGGATAATTATGCAATTATTGGAACGGCTTATAACTCAGGAAAATTTGCATTTATTGAAGATGGATCTCCTCTACCTGTTAGAAATGTAACGATACTAAATGCACTGAAAGATGCTCCTGCTATTGATAGTGCGGAACAATTCTTCTATGTAGAAAATCAAGAAGCAAAAGTAAAAATTATTCTTGATTATCAAGCTGTTCCAGGTGTTAGCCAATATAGAGTTCAGTACAGAAAAGATAATGGAAACTTTATTACCACTACTGTTACTGGAACTGACTTTACAATATTTGATGCAAGTGAGGGTACTTATGAATTTAGAGTATTTAGTTTAAATGCAGGATTAGAAGCATCGGCAGAACCTTCTACTTTAACAAAAGATTTTGCAGGAAAAACTGCTATTCCAGCAGATATGACAGGGCTTACTGCTGAGCCAATAAATAATAAATTGATTCGTTTGAAATGGAATAGGTCAACAGATATTGACGTTACTCATGGAGGTCTTGTTTATATTAGACATGATAGTTCTGAAACTGATGGCTCTGGTACTTTTGAAAATGCCGTTGATTTAATAGAAGCAGCACCAGGAAACTCAACTGAAGCAATAGTTCCTGCTATTACTGGAGAATATATTCTTAAATTCCAAGATGATGGCGGTAGATTTAGTGCAGGAGAAGCCAGTGTTGTTGTAAATATTCCAGAAGTTACAGATGATTTACTTGTCCAAACTAGAAGAGAAGATTTAGATAATCCTAAGTTTCAAGGTGCAAAAGTCAATACAGCTTTTGATGCAACAACAAATTCCCTTAACTTAACGGGTGCAGGACAATTTGATGATATTGGAGTTTCTATTGGAACGTCTTTTGATGATCCTGTTATTAGTTCAATAGATGATATAGGTGGAATATCTCCATCAGGTACATATGATTTTGCATCTACTTTAGATTTAGGTGCAGTATTCAGTTTAGACTTAATTAGACATTTTAAAACAGAAGGTTTCTTCCCATCAGATTTATTTGATGCAAGACCGCAAGGATTTCCAACAACAGGTACTTTTGATGGAACAGAAGCTAACGATGTAGATGCTCAATTATTTGTACGCACCACACAAGATGATCCTTCTGGTTCTCCCACATACACAGCGTTTCAAAACTTTACAAGCGGTACATTTAAAGCGAGAGGTTTTCAATTCAGAACAGTTCTTACTAGTAATGATCCAGCACAGGATATTAGAGTATTTGAGCTAGGTTATTCAGCAAAATTAGAAAAAAGAATAGATCAGGGCACTGGTCAGACTATAACTTCATCAGCAGGAGTAACTACAGTTCCATTTACTTCTCCGTTTTTTGTTGGAACGTCAGCACTTGGAAATCTTAATCAACATTTACCAACAGTTAATGTCACTGCTCAAAATTTAGCTTCTGGCGATTTCTTTGAAATATCGAATATTACTGCAAGTAATTTCCAAATACATTTTAAAAATTCATCAAATGCTTCTATAAGTAAGCAATTTACATTTACGGCTGTTGGTTTTGGAAAAGGATAGTATAATAGAAACAATGTTACTTTTCTAAATGGCTAGAGTCGATAACACAGGTGGGGCAGGCTATGTAATTGACAATGGAACGGGTGCTGCTGTCCGAACAAAATTAAATCAAATCGCTGCTGCTATCAACTCTTTAAATAGCGGTTCAGGCGATCCATCAATAAACTCAGCTTTTCAGCCACATATTGATACAGGAAGTTCACTATTTAAGATAAGAAACGCAGCTAATAACGCATATGTAACGATAGGAAATATTAGTCAAGATAATTTAGGTCATGTTGTAGCAGCAAGTCCTACGATGACAGGTGATGTTACGATGTCATCTACTGGATTTTTAAAAGTTCCCGTTGGTAATAATGCACAACAACCTGGACAATCTGGAGCACCTTCAGCAGCAGCAGGGCAATTTAGATATAACTCTGATACAGGACAATTTGAAGGTTATACAACATCTTGGGGTGCTATCGGTGGAGGTGGTGGAGCTACTGGTGGGGGCACTGAGGCCATATTCCACGAGAATGAGAATCAGATGGATCAGGACTATACAATCGGTGATGGAGCGTCTAATATAAATGCAGGAGTTTTCGGGCCACTAACAATTAATGCGACTTTAACAATTCCAAGTACTTCTGTTTTATCTATCGTCTAAATATGGCTTTTATACTTGACGGAACAACGGGAATATCAACAGTAGACGGAAGTGTTTCTGCACCAAGTCAGCGTGGGCAGGATACTAATAGTGGAATATCTTATGCAGCAGATACTATAAAATTTTCAACCAATGGTGTTGAAAGATTATCCATAACTAATAGTGGTTTAAGTGGCGATGGTTCTGGATTAACTGGAATAAGCGGTGGAATAAGTGATTTAAGTGTTTGGTATTTGGATACAGGTTTTTCTGGCAATGCAAACCCTGTAACAAATTGGACACAATGGAATCTTGATGGTAATACTACTGGGTTTGGTTCTGCTATGTCAGAATCAGCAGGTGTTTGGACTTTTCCTAGAACTGGTTTTTGGCAGGTACATTGTCAAGCTTATGGTTATGGAAGTACCAGTACAGTAAGTTATTCAATTCATACTGTAATTTCAACAAATAGTGGTTCTAGTTATTTTGGCAGTCCAAGAAGATCGTTTTCTAATGTTCCTAACATAAGTGGAACTTGGTATTCACAAAACGAAAATACTATGTACTATGACGTAACAAATGAAGCAACAACTAGAGTTAAAGTTGTTGTTGATGGAAGTCCCCCAAATATTGATGCTGGTGGAACTTTTGTTCGTTTTATGCGTTTAGCTGATACTTGATATGGATTATTTAACAGGCAGACCAAATCACATTGAAGATTATCTTATAACTGTTCGTACAGGACAATGGTTTTCTTGGAGTAACCCAACTAATAAAATTTATACAAATTTAATTGTAAATGATGGTGGCTCTAAACCTACAGAAACAGATTGTACAACTGGTCTTGCTGCACTACAAGCAGCTTGGGATTTAGAAAATGATTCATATAAGTCACAACGTAAAGCAGAGTATCCAAGTATTGAAGATCAGCTTGATACGATTTATCATAGTGGTGTAGCTGGTTGGAAAACTAAAATCAAAGCTATCAAAGACAAGTATCCGAAACCTAGTTAAGTATGGCAAGTATAAAACTAAAACACGCATCAGGTAATAGCACTATTTTAAATAGTCCAGCAGCTAATCCTAGTTCTGATATTACTTTAAAATTACCATCTACAACTGGTTCTGCTGGTCAGGTTTTAAAAGTAGCAAGTGCAAACCACAGTGCTACAAATGCAGAGCTTGAGTTTGCTGCTCTTGCTGCTGGAGGTAAAGTTTTAAGAGTTGAAACTAATACATATACTTCTGTCGTTGGATTTTCAGTTGCTAGTGGAGCAACTTTAGATTTAACCGCTTTTGCAACAAGTATCACACCAACTTCTTCATCAAATAAAATTTTAGTGCTTGGTCAAATAGCTATAGGCCATGATGGAGGTCAATTTATACACGTTGGACTTAGAATTAATGGATCAGTTACTGCTGGGGGTGCTAATGGTAATGGTAATCAAGATGGCAATTGTAGGGCTGCTCATGCTGGTGTAAATCCTCCTAATAACCAAGCCTGTGGAGCAGTGCCTATAAACTATTTACATAATCCAGGTAATACTAACCAGCAAACTTATACTTTCCAACTTTCACATACTTCTGGTCAAACTAGAAATATTTTTGTAAATTATGGAGGGTCTAATGCAACTACAAGTGAAGTAGGTAGGTATGTTTCAACTGTTACTTTAATGGAGATAGGACCATAATGAAATATGATTACTTTGCTATTTTAAAAGCGTATCCAGACTGCACACAAGTTATAGATGGTGTAGGTGCTTACAAAGCTGATGGAACAGAAATTAATTTAGTTCAATCTGATATTGATGCTGCAAGAATCGCATTAGACGCTGAAGCTGCTGCTGTTAAATACAAAACCGACAGAACAACTGATGGCTCTACAATCTATGCTTCTTTTGGAGATCAACTTGATATGTTGTACAAGGATATGCTTGCGGGTAAACTAGATACAACTGGAACGTGGGCAACCCACATCAAAGCGGTTAAAGACGCTAACCCAAAACCTAGTTAATTATGTCGAAGATTAAAGTCAACAGTTTAGAAGGGGTCGGTGCAAGTACACCAGCGATCGCTATTGATAATGCTTCTGGAACGTGTACTGCAAATATCACTTCTATTAATGGAGGTCAACTATCTAATAGAAACAAGGTAATTAATGGTTCGATGATGATTCATCAAAGGGGGGATGCGTCTGCTACTGGTTCTGCCGCCTATTTGTCCTGTGATAGATTTAAAACAAATAATGGTTGTGGTGCACAGGTAGCTGTAACAAAATCTACAAATACCCCGGACGGCTTTTCTGCCTCTACAAAATGGGATTGCACCACGGCAGATTCTTCTGTTGGTGCTAGTGATTTTTTTCTTATTCAGCACAGAATGGAAGGACAAAATCTTCAAGATTTTGCAAAAGGAACTTCATCTGCAAAACAATTTGCCCTTTCTTTTTACATAAAAGCAACAAAAACTGGTGTATATACTGTTGAATTAGAAGATGTTGATAATAGTAGACATTGCAGTAAAACAATAACTGTTTCAGATACTAATTGGAATAGATATGAAATTATTTATCCAGCAGATACAACAGGAGCTTTTGCTAACGACAATAATTTTTCACTTACCATTAACTTTTGGTTGGTAGCCGGGTCAAATTACAATTCTGGAACATTACAAAGTAGTGCTTGGGGAACTGGTACTACAACAAGAGCTTCTAGTTCTAATGTTAATGCAATGGATAGCACTTCAAATGACTTTTATCTTACGGGAGTGCAGCTTGAAGTTGGAGGTGTAGTAACTGATTTTGAGCATAGATCATTCGCACAGGAGCTTGCTTTATGTCAACGTTATTATGCTCAAAATCCTAAAACTCTATATTTGATGCAGTATGGAAGTAATGCGATAAATAATGTATTTTTTCCAGTGACAATGAGGGCAACACCAACAGTTACCGAATACACAGTCTCAGGAAACTTAACATCTATAGCAAATATTGGAACAGATAGTTTTTATATGTATACAGCTAGTTCTGGGGGTTCTGCTGGTACTGGCTACAAAGCACAGGCAGAGCTTTAAATTATGACATTTCCAACAAATCCAATCTATAAATTAGTCAAAGACCCTTTTACTAATGTAATAGAAACTGTAAAAATGCAAAAAAATTCAGACATTATTTACATTCCATTTGACGAAGCAAACACCGACTACCAAAAGTACCTTGCATGGGTAGCAGAGGGTAATACAGCCGAAGCTGCTGATTAATTAACCTTTTCTTGCATTTGTCTAGTCATTAACCCCATAGTGACGTAGAGAGGTGATAGGGCTACAATAAGCAGTAATACAAGCACACTTGAAAAAGAAAGTGCTTTCAAAATTGCAAATTTAATCATGTGGCAAAAACTCTCAACTATTTTAAGTTTGATTTCCATTATTATGGTAGCTTCTATGAGTGGTGGAGCGTATTTTGGTTACAAGTATGTAACTTCAGAACAGTTTAAAACAAGAGTTATGAATGAAATTCTTGGAAATGTTCAAGGAATGATGCCAAAGGTTTTAGAAAAAGGATTACCTGATCTTACTGGCCCATCTTTACCGATACCACCAACAATGGGCGAATCAAAAATATAATTGGAAATACCTGAGATCTATATTCCTGAGATCTATATTCCAAACGTTCCAGAGATATATAGCCCACATTACATAGAGATAGCAAAACCACCTGAGATAGATGTTCCCGGTTGTACTTATCAGCATCGAGATATAAAGAATACTGGTAATCGTAATTTGTTATTAGATGATCCTAATGGAGTATTTACAACGTGCGATGTGCCATTTCCTAGCTTTATACCTCTTGACTATACACCTGAGAATCTTGTCATTACAGAAGAAGCACCTGTTAACAATGAAGCTCCACCCTTACCAGAAGCAACGACTCCAGAGATACCAGAAATCAAAGAAGATAAACCGATTGAATTAGAACCATGTCCTGGCAAAAATAATCAAAGAGTTGGAGACTTTCGTAACGAAAAACGATTAGAACGTGTCACAGGTCATAAAAGAGGGGAAGATGGGATTGAATGTATAACTCTCTATGAAAGTGTTCCGTTTAAAGATCAATACATTCCAGAAGTTTCTACTATTGTATCTACTGCTGTTATTGGCTTGGTCGCTGCCAGTAGTCCACTTCTTCTTAACGCAGTAAAACCATTAGTAAAACAGATAGTAAAAAGGCTTACAAAGAAGAAAGATAAGGTAGAATAAAAGAACCCTATTCGACAAGGCAATGGATAGGGTGTCTAGGTGGGCAAGTTTAACCGTGCTTGCCTACTGCTTTAATTTATGAGTATGTGGAATAACTTGATTTGGTGGGATAGTAACAACAATATCTTCACAGGTAATAGCACTAGGGGTATTAGGTTTGAAGGTAACACCTAATTT